ATTTTTTTTTAAAATATGTTTATGATTTTTAAGTATATATGAAAAATAACTAGGTATTCCCATTAATATTATAACTATTAAATTTTTAATATTGTTTTATTATAAGTTATGTTGAGTCCACCATATAGTGATGCGGTAAGACAAATAAAACACAATGACGCTAGACATATTGGGTTGAAAATGGATATGACTACTATTTTTGGATTTATTAGTTTAATTGGTCCTTTTTTTATTATGTTTATGATGTTTACTTTATCTATTTTCAATTCAAATTTTAAAGGTTTTGTCTATTTAATCGGCGTATCCATAATGTACGCATTCATAAGTATTTTAAAAAAAACATTAAACGCAGATTCCCCCGAAAAATTAAATGAATATCATTTTCCATTTTGTCAATTATTCGGCGATGAAACGTATTACGCAATACCTTCCTTTAACAGCTCTTTATATATATTTACATTAGCCTATTTATTATTTCCAATGATGCAAAATAATATGTTCAATTTACCATTGGTTATATTTTTTATTTTATTATTCGCATTAGATACTGTAACTAGAACAACTCAAATTAATTGTACGAATGGAAAAGGTGTCTCCTTAGGAGCATTGATTGGATTTATTTGGGGATTGGTTTACTATAATTTAATATATCAAAATGATAATACGAAACAGTTTTTGTATTATAATGATTTTGATTCAAATAAAGTAGCTTGTATGCGTCCTTCAAAACAAAAATTTAAATGTGCTGTTTACAAAAATGGCGAATTAGTTGAATCTATATAAGGTTCGGTTATTTAAAAAATAAGTTTTTGTATTATTTATAATCATATCTCGATGAAAACTATACAACATCATATTCGAATTATTTTTTAAACCTTTATATATCTTAAAAAACTCATTTAAAATGTAATTTAAAGAGTTTTTGTGTAATTCTTCTATATTTTCATATTCAATCGTAGGAGCCTTTATTCTTTGATTTACCTTATTATGAAAAAAGTTTACAAATCGCTTGAAGTCTTCTTTTGTTTTTATGTTTTTCAGATTACATTTTTTTAATATCGCGGTTGCTTCATTTGAACATAAAGGACACGGTAAATGTTTACATATATTAGTTATACACTGAATAGAACCTTGAATTTGTTCAAAATTACATTCATTTATACATAATGACATTGTATGAAATAATCTCCAAGTAATATTACCCCATATTTTTTTTGACATAATATAAAGATATAATTAGAATATAATTATGGAATTATGTCTTATTAGCAAAGAACCTATGGAACACCCGATAAAACTACCGTGTAATCATAGTTTTGATTACATTTATCTATATTATGAAATAATACAGCAAAAAGAAATATATCCTAAAGGCTTCAAATGTCCTTATTGTCGAATGGCTTATGATGAGAATATTCCATATTATCAAATAAATGAAGTTGAAAAAAAAACAAATGTAAATTATAAACAATCAAAAACACTAGCTATTTTGAATTGTTCTATATGTAATGAACCTGCGAATAAATATAAACACGGAAATTATTGTATACAACATAGTAAAGAAAAAATAAAATGTAAAGGCATTTGTAAAAATGGAAATCATTGTAAAAATAACGCATGGATAGATTTATTTTGTAAAATTCATTCTATAAAAGAATAAAGCAAATAATCCGCCTATGATTTGACTTATTATATACGCAAATGTGTCTATATAAGATATTTTGTTATTCGCATAAAACATTAAACTTACTGCCGGATTGTAATGACCGCCTGAAATATTTCCACCCCAATAAATAACCATAGATAATGCTAAACCAATCGGCAAAAAAGCCCATTTTATATTAGACGATGAAGCTATCATAATTACACTCAAAAAAAAGAAAGTTCCTAAAAATTCTACCAAATATTTTATCATTATATTATATATTTATAAAATTGAAACATAAAAATATAAATCACCCAAGTTAAGATGGATCAACTTTTTGAAAACAAAGACATTATGCGACTTATTTATTCATTTGGTTATACGGAACACCGAATCTATATGAAAAAATTATGTTACGAAATGGATACATTGTTGACCGGTTACAATATTACTCCCAAAAATTGGCCGAAAGATTGTATAGGAGGTGAAGCCCTATGTACATTTTTAGCTCGTACAAAATCACGCGACGAACTTATAGATATGTATCATATATATAAAAACTGTCATTGCTGTACTCGGCATTGTTATTACAAACCGAATTTTTATGAGTTGAATGAAAATAAAAAAATAAATCCAAATCCACACTATGCCATTCCTCCGAATGGAATGAGCAAAAAAAAATTTTACGGTTGTAAATGTGGTTGTAGGTCATATATAAGAGAAGTATATTCAGCGTTGACGGAAATATATGTAGATTAAGGTTTGAACACAAATTCACTCGTTGTATTCATATATTTTTATTAACATTACACATAAATGATTCGTAAATTGAACGACGATATTATTCGCCACATTTATTCATTTGGTTATACCGAACACCGAATTTACATGAAAGAAATGTCTAAATCGATTCATGTATGTGGAGACTATGACCCAATCGGTTGGCCTCAAAATCGGGTAAATGGTGAACTACTGAACACCTTTTTAATACGGACCCATACACGAAATGAACTAATCGACCTTTTCAATAAATATAATAGGTGTAAATGTTGTACTCGACACGCATGCTTCAAACCCAACTTATTCAATATGGAATTAAATCCTAGATTGAAACCAAATCCATATTATAGATACAACGTCAAAGAAGATTTTATATTCTATCCAACGAAATATCATTTTTGTTTGTGTAAATGTAGACATAATTCACGTCACGTATATGTAGCTTATTGGTTAAAATCGTTTATTGGTCAATAAGGCGCTTGTTTTTAAAATCCATACATTTTTTATAAAAACGATGCGAGCATTTTAATACACTTATAAACAAATTCATAGAGTACATTTCCTAAATAATATTTTTAATTTCAACTTAGAATTAAAAATATTGAATACTATATGGAAGAAAATCTTATACAATCTATAAAAACATGGATGGAAATCGAAAAAGAAATAGAAACATTACAAAAAAAAATGAAAGAGCTAAAATCTAAAAAAAAAACAATAAACGTGGATTTAACCAATATTATGCGGAACAATAATTTAGATTGTATTGATGTGACAAGCGGACAAATTCGCTATGTTAAAAATAAAGTAAAAAAAGGTATAAACCAAAAATATTTATTATCCGTTATGGAAAAATATTATAAAAATAAAGAAGAAGCTCAAAAAATATGCGAATATATTCAAGAGAACCGAGAAATACAAGAAAATGAGAAAATACAATTTAAAAAGGATAAAATAACATAATAGTATAATGTTTCAAGATTCATTAAGCAAAATTATTTTATGGATATTTTTTTTGATATTATTTTATAATTTACTAATAAAAATTATTACATTTATTGGTATAGACGAATATTTATCAAAAATGTATATATATTGGTTTATAGTTATTTTACTTTTTATTTCGGTTCTATCTACTAATAAAATTGATTTAAATATTTAATATACACTATAACATGGAACGTACTATCAAGCAAAAGATTGATACATTTTCACTTGACTTCAAAAATAGTATCAAAGATTGGTTAAAGGTTTGTAAGCTAACCGATGAAGACGGAAATGATAAAACACATGAGTTTATTCAATATATATTTGATTATGAAACTCTGGTTTTAGAACAAGATGACTTTAAGAAACGAAAACGTATTAAAAATCAGATTCCGAATTACGATAGGTGTTGTGCTTTAAGATCCAATCATGAACGTTGTACCCGAAAGAAGAAGAAAGAGTGTAATTTTTGTGGAACTCATAATAAAGGAACTCCTTATGGAACAGTTGATGATATTGGTAAATTAAATAAAGTAACTAAAATTTCTATATGGTTAGAAGAAATTAACGGCATTCATCAATATATTGATGAAAATAATAATGTATATTCTACCGAAGATATGAATAGTGGTATAAATCCTCCTAGGGTAATATCCAATTGGATAAAAGATTCAACTGGAAAATATAAGATTAAATAAATGGACATCGAAGAAATTATTATTAACTTAAAAATACTTGAAAAATTGGAAATAAATCAAAAACTTATTACACGGGATACATATCTAAATATAGAACCACAAAGTCTATTTCCACAATGGTTTAGAAGATGGAATAGACAAGACAACCGTAATGAAACTATAAAAAAGATAAATAGCATTGTTAATAATAGTTTAATTATTTTAGAAAAAAACAAACTATTATCTGATAAATACGAACTGAAAAAATATTTATCTTCGGCTGTAAAAGGATTAAATAATTTAAAGGATACGTACTCTACATGTAATCAGACGGTTTCAAGAATAGAGCTAATTATAGAAAAAATAAAAGGTTAATATATATGAGCATTACAAAAAGCACGGTTGAAATTAGTAATTCTGAAAGCGAAAAAGAAGACTATGAAAAAAATAGTTTATACATTAAAACTACCGAATGGTTGAACCAATATTTTTATTCATTTTCGAATGAGTTAGATATGAGTGTAATGTATTATTCATTTATTATTTTATGGATTCTCTTTACTTCTTTATCTATAAAAGAATCTTTAAAATGTGATAACAAAGTAATTTATATTATATTAAGCTTAATACCTTTTGTAAATTTTATTTTATACTTTAGTATTTATAATAATCTAATATGCGTAACTAGATATACCGAAAATGTATCACGCGCGAATTTAAATCGTAATGGAGTTGGTTTTTTAAATAGCATGCTTATTTATCCTAGCAAAATATTTGAAGGTAAAGAAAATAAGTCTATAAACAAACCTATGAACACCTATAACAAACCTACAAACACCTATAACAAACCTATGAACACCTATAACAAACCTACAAACACCTATAACAAACCTATGAACACCTATAACAAACCTATGAACACCTATAACAAACCTATGAACACCTATAACAAACCTATGAACAAACCTATGAACACCTATAACAAACCTATGAACAAACCTATGAACAAACCTATGAACACCTATAACAAACCTATGAACAAACCTATGAACAAACCTATGAACAAACCTATAAACAACCCTACAAATAAGTACAAAAATATAATGGTATGAGAAGACTGGTTAGATGAGTATCAGCATAAATATCCGGAGTTGAGGCAAAAGTTTGAGAAGTATTTGAATAATAAAGAGAACGACGAAACGATGAATAAAATAAAAGAAGAAATAAAACTGTT